AGGTTGCTCGCTCCAAATCTCCAATTGTCTTAAAATATCCACTCATTTTAAATACCCCCCTCGTGCTTTGAGAAAAGACCATGAATCTCGTCCCAAGACATTTCACTCACACGGGAAAAATCTTCACTAAGTTGACGGGTTGATTCCTCAACCGTTTGTGCCTTAGCGATTTCGTTGTTTTCCAAACTCTTCTTCAAAGAGGAAAGTTCCCCACGAAGAACCTCAAGTTCGGATTGTGCGTTAAACTTGGACTTAGCAATTTCTTGCTTTTCAATCTCAAGTTCCTTTGCATAGCGAGCCTCAAATTCAGCCTTGACTAAATCATATGCTCGGTCTTCTTGTCTTTCTGCTCGGAAAGCCTCGTAAGCCTTTTCAAGGTTAGAAGGAGAGAGGTCAAGAGTTTCAACACCCTTTCTCTCCATGTATTCAAGTTCTTCCACGTCGTCTTCTTCCTTCATGTAGTCGCCCGATTCTTCTTCCATGAATGCGCTATCGTCTGCTTTCATTTCTTCTTTAGAACCGTAGTCTTCCGACTCAATTCCGGCTTCTTCCATCTTCATACCTGCTTCGTCTTCGGAATCATCCTTCAACAACACGGTATTTTTCAGTTCTGCCATTACATCATTAAATTCGGCTAATGCCTTTTCAATTTCACTCATTTTTTTGTCCTCCTTAATTATATTAAACTTGGCTTCGGGATTAATCCCTTCTTCACAAATTGTGATTTCATGCAATTCTAACTTGTCAATTTCTTTATAACTTCCGATGTCGGGGTCATATTTATTGGCTTTGTTGATTGCCTGTCCTCCGATTGAAAAGGAACGAAGTTTTCCACGGCGAACATCTCTCGCCACTTCCTTTGCCTTTTCAATATCATTTCTTAACTTTATCACTACAAAAAAACCTGTATCATCTACGCCTGTTTTTAGGACTTTTCCTTTGGAATCTGTATACTTGTCTAAGACCTCGCCCACTTGAACATTAGAGTGGGTAATCATTACGTTTCGGAAACGGTCATTTTTCATAAAACCACTAGCCGCATCCCGAATTGCATTGAGAGTAATTTTATCGTTTTGCTTATCCACCACATCAACCGATGCGTAGCCAGCAATAACGCATTCGTTATTTTCCTTAAGAATGACAAATTCCCCACCATCGGTAGGTGAATTACCAAACATCGGAGTCCTCAACTGCATGATAATATGTTGGATAGTAGACTATATAAATATTTCTTGGTTTATACTAAAAAACCTTACATTTTGATGAATTTATCTGCCCTAGCATCATTTAAACCTTCATCGGAATCCTCCGGTGTAGGTTTTGTTTCATACCCTGTCCAAGCAAGCCACATTTTTTCTTCCTTAACAGGTAGATATCTAATGTGTAATTTAGATTGAATGTCCTTTCCATTTAGAATATATTCGTGGTAGCCGTGTCGCTGTGCGCCCAGCATTAGATTACCCTTATCAATTAACATGTCGTCTTGAATAACGGACACCAATTCAACCGGATATTTACCAGCCTCACCTAAAAAGTCATAGATGTTATCCTTTGATTCGATGTCCACGGCCCAATTGTTATCAAAATCTTCGTGCTTAATAGTGAAGTAAATTTTCTCATCCTTACCGAGCCACATCATAAACTCGGCTTCCTTCTCCTCCATTTTAGCAATACTTCTATCATCGTAGAAAAATCTATCCTTGCCCTTGATACCATAAGCATCACCGGCTTCCATTAAACGTTGCTTCATTTTTTTCATCCCGTCCTTATCACCAAACAAACGATTCATTAGGTCGGGGTCATGTTCTACCCCCCTTTTGTAAAGGTCTTGTAATGATTTCGTTCCCTGCTTAATCAGAATGTTTTGAACAAAAACCATGAATCTACCGTTGTCTTTTCCGTATGCCCTCTTAATTTGCTTTTTCCAAACTTCCATATCGGGATAGGCATTCTTAGCCATAAGGTTCTTCTCTTTGAATCCATGAAAAATTAAACCGTCCATGTTAGGTTCTATATTCATTTTTACGATACCGTGAATACCGTCTGTAAGTGTGTAGGATTTTTTAAGGGCTTCTACCGTATAATCGGCTAAACTCTTTTTACCGTTCTTAGTTAAAAATTCTAAAGTAATTAGTTTATCGGATTCACTAACTTCGGGAATTTCGTGAAATTGTGCGTTGTATAAACTGAACCCCTTTTTCTCATTACCCATAACTTCGTCTACCTTAACACGAATAATTTTACCTTCGTCTACATTTACTTTAGTATTAGTGGTTTTACCAACCTCTGCATAAAATTTACCCTCGTATTCTTTTGCCTTTGGGGTGTTTTCGTCTACTGGTCCGACACCAACGATATATGTAAAGGAACTGTTTTTATTCTTTCTTTTTGATAGAACCAAAACATCTAGGTCAACTACTTTCTTCCACTTAATCCACTTAGGGTTTTTCTTTTTACCGATAACATAGGAAGACTTTGCATCCTTAATAACGACTCCCTCGGAGGTTGGATTCTTCATAATTTCCATAGCGTATTCTTCGATTTCTTCGTAAGAGTCCGCTTCTCTAGTATTTTGTTTGGTGGGGAATAAAACCACCTCGTTGGAAAGACCGCTAAATTCTCCAATTAAAATTTTCATCCGGTCTTCCATTTTTTCCATAGCGACTCTATCTTCGTCGTAGTGCATGATATCAAACACATGGATTTTTATATCCTCCTCCGACTCAACCTTTTTATTGATATGTGCTAGTGTATCAGCCCTAACGAGAGGTTCCCCATCTTTGTATAAGACAGCCTCGCCATCAAGAATGAAATCTTTCGTGTCCTTTTCCTTTAGGTATTTAACACACTTAGAAAATTTTGAAGTTATGTCATTACCGTTAAATGAATAAATGGTGATGTCCTTTCCCTTTTTATGAACTTGGACTCTTAGTCCGTCATATTTTTCTTGGATAATATATTCTCCTGTAAGGCCCTTAATTTCTTTCAAATCATCAATTGAAAAAATTCTATACATGGGTTTATTAGGGTCAATAAAATCCACTTTGTCTTCCTTTACAAGAATAGATTTTGTTGATAAAGCATCGTATAATTGCTTGGCCCTACCTTCTTTAACATTTAAGGTTTTATCCGAATAAAGAATATCGGTTTCTAAGTCGGGAAACATTTCTTGATAAAGGGGGTCCTTTAGCATATTTCTCAATTCAACGACTAACTCTTCCCATTCGTAGTCGTATGCTTTTGGGTTTTCAAAGGCAGATAAATAGGTCGCCTTGATTCTATTCGTCAAGGAGGTTTTATTTTTAGAAATAGAAAAAAAATTAGAATTCATGTTCAACCCTCACGCTTCATCGGAGGGAACAAATGCGGCTTCTTCGCTAACTCGGAGAGTGTGTTTTGCTCGTCGTAGTTTTTCCAAAGCAGTTTCTAAAGCGGCTACCAAATCCTTATCCTGTGAATCTTCCGGCATTTCAACACTTTCGCTTCGTGGTTCTCCTCTATCTTCTTCTTCACTCTTATAGAATAAATGTTCGGGCAAAAGTTTTTGTCCTCGGCTCTTTTTAACTTCTTGAACTGAACCGGCCTTTGCTTTAGCGGCCATTCTTTCAACGTCCATTGATTTTGGTTTGATTGCTTTATACTTATTTTCTTCACCAGTTTCGGCTAAAAGACCAAGTGCATTAGTAATCGTATATTCTAATTCTACTAAACGGGTTAATAACATCCGCTTGTCCCGTAAATCATCAGTCGGTGTTTCTTCTACCATACTCATAGTGTTCCCTCCAATTTGCCTACCAAGTCGTTTAATTCGGACCAATCCATCTTAGAGATAGAATCCATATTAGGAACAGGGTTAGAAACAGCCATAGCGGGGCGGGGGGTATGAACAACCATGCCCGACTTCATTAAATTCATGTTTGCATCCTTAACTTGCGTTTCTAGACTCTCAATTCTCGTAATCAACATTTTGATAATTTCTACTACTTCTTCCATTATTCTTCCTCTCCGTATACCATTCCGTATATTTCTTGATAAAGTTTCTCGTATCGCTTTCGGAGGTGGGCTAGTTTTTTGATGAGTTTAAGGTTTTCTTCGTCCAGTCCCTCTAACTCCTCCTCCTCCGATGATTCCACTACATCAGCCAATGTATTTATAAGTTTTGTTAGTTTAAGGTATTCCTCCCCAAAGTATTCTGTCGGTTCAGCGTCCTGTAAGAATGTTTTAACTCGTCGGCGTTCATCCTCCGGAAGGTCGGAAACCTTCATTTTGAACAGTTCGGGGTCAAGTTCAACATCGGTATCAAACGGATGAAAGTAAAATTTAGCGGTTTCTTCAATAGCAGGTTTTCTTGGGTCGGGTCTGCTAAACCTTTGTCCTGATGGTGAAATAGCCCTACCTCTATAATCTCGGTCCCTTAACTTTTTACCTCTAGGTTCCTTTCTTCTAAGTTGTTCAGCCACGGCTTCTAGACTACTATAAAACTCGTCTAAATTAATTTCCGAACTCAAGCCTTTGTTTTCAAGTCGTTGTTTTAATCTCTCTTCCTTTTTTCTGTCGGCCCTTGCTAATTTTTGAAATTCCACTACATCATTAATGGCTTCTTCACGGTCTAATTTATAACCTTCGGGTAGTTGTCTTCCAACCTCTTTAGGGGTAATAATTCCGCTAGAATAGTAAATAATGTCGTCCCCATTCGGACTTGTAAATACGAACCTTCTACCATTAAATTCGGGAAGGGGTAGTGGTTCAACCCTTTGTCTAGTATCGGTGGTTTCCGGTTCTTTATCAAAGAAAGAATCTTCCCCTCCGGCAAGGTCTATATAATCCTCATCCAAATTAACTGTTTGAAAGGCATTTGCACCAGCCTTCATTAAAATTGCTCTAAAAATTAACTCTCCGTAGGTTGGACTACTAGCCCTCTCGGAAACAGTAGTCTCTAATTCTTCTTCAAGAGGACTATTTTTACTAAATAATGGGGCGGCTAATAAGTCTAGTGCGTGTTGTCCGTTGGGTTTTTTGAACGTTCTAGATAAATAACTAGCGATGCTTCCAAACGTCACTTGAGAGGGAACCCTACCAAGAGGAACCAACTTAGCGATTTCCTTTTTAATGTTAGGCCATTCCTTTTGAAATTCCACCAATTGCCCCTCTTCCGTGGTTGGTGTAGTGGCGGTGCGAAACGCTTGATTACCCTTCCTACCCGCATCTTCTCTAGTAGCGTCTAAAACATCTTCTGCGGTATTGGTCAATTTTTTCAAAAAGGACATTCTATCTCTCGTTTTTCTTTTGGGAATATTAATGTTAAAGGGAGCGGTTTCCAACACAGCGTCGTAAAAAGTTTGTAGGTTTTTCGTAAAACGACCACCCTCCAACTCTTTTTGTAATCTACTGATGGAAACATTAAGAATATTACCGTTCCTTTCATAGGTTGTCTTTAAACTCCTAATGCTGTCGTGGTCGTCCACTTCTAATTGTTCAGCACCAAGTTCGGCTTTGTCGGGAATAAAAGAAATATATTTGGAGGCGGTTCCTACATTAACAAATAGTCTTTTGGTGTTTCCTCTACCCGATGTAGTCGTCCTTTCTGTTCCGTCTTCACCCGTTTCTTTTTTCTGTTTTGTGTATTTCTGTTTTGAGGAATCAACCCTAAAATAGGGAAGTAATTTATCTAAAACCAAATCTACATCAATGAGTCTAAGTGGCTTGTTAATACCCTTGATAAAATCATGAAGTTCGGGGGTAATTAATTCACCGTTATAAGGAAGTCCTTGTTGAACCTTAGAAGCCTCTTCAACAATTTCGTTCACCTTAGAAGTAGGAAGTAAACCCCCCTCTTCGTTCCTTATATTTTCGTAAATAAACTTCCTTAAACCAAAAATAGGATTGACAAAACTCATACTATCACCTCAAACTTGTTTCCACTTCTTACTCATTTTTGGTCCACCTTGAACAAAGTCGGGGACCGTTGAGTTCTTTTCCCACTTTTCGGGAGGTGCTTCGGCAACACCAATAGCAAGGTCTTTATGCTTATTCTTGATTTCCTTTTTCTTCTCGTCTAATTTTTTTCTAATCTTTTCATTCATATTAATCACTCATCTTGTTGCATTTCATCGAATTTCGCCCTTCTCTTTCTTCGTCCTCTTCTTGCGGCGTTAGCAAACTTTGCATCAGAGGTCTGTTTACTACTAAAGTCTGTGTTTTTATAATCGGTCCCTAAATCAATCTTAATAATCTGCTCATATATTTTATCAGCGTGTTCCGCTACAAACCTTTTAACAAAATCTATATTCATACCGACAGACCTACCTTCGCTCAGTTTGGTGTTTAGAAGATTGAAATAGTCCGTAATAATTAGCAGGACATCTCTCTTATAAGCCCATTTTGATGCTTCAACACCTTCCAAAAATTCTAGTGTTAGATTACCTACTTTTGCCCGATTGTCTAAAATTGCTGGTTCTAGTAAAGACCTTAAAAATTCAGTAAGTCCCGGTAGAGGAACAAATGATTCCGGTCCCAAATATGCAGGTTTAAATCCATCACCCTCCGGTCGAGGATTATTTTTCCCACCCCATTGTAATCTGCCTAAAGTGTTTGTAAAATCTTGTTGTTGCGACAAAATCGGAAAGTTTGAGGAGGCGTCGGGACCACCAGCGAGGGCTGACCTTACATCTTCCGATAAAGGTTTCCTACCCAATTTTCCACCTTGAGTAGTTGCATAAGTATAAGCGTTATACAAGGAGTCCACATTAAAGCCTAGTTCTTGTTCTTGAGTAATCCCTCCCCTAACATCCGAACCGGGCATAGCCAAATTAACACAAGATGAGGGGCCAAAATTAAAATTATACTTTTCGTTCTCAAATTCATAGAGAGTGCCTACGTTGCTAACAGATATATCAAACGCTCCTATACAAGCCGAACCTCTTACCTTAGCACCAACACCACCGACACCAGCCGTTCTTTCATCTAAACTTACATAGATTGAATTACCCCCCTCGTTTACAATAAGATACAGCCCTCTTCTAGCACCAGTTAATGAATCATATAGCACGGGTTTGACAACAATTACATGGTCAGGAGACTTCCCAAATTTACCTATAACATTTAGGAAAGCATTAGAAAGTTCGGTTGGGTTTCTATCGCTATAACCGGAACTTCCGCTTTGAAAGTCCTGTGGTGTAAGGACTCTAGAAATAACTTTACACATTTCTACATAAAAATCATCGTCAGCGTTAATATCAATTTCAAACTTTTTAGTTTGTTCACGCCTTCGGGGATATTCAACTTCTGCCCTTTCTAACCTAATACTTGTCGGCTCAATACCGCCCAAGGGAAGGACCCCGACGGCGGCGATACTATTGCTAAATATGAAATCAAAACGAATTGGTCTTTCTAGCATATATGTTTTCTCATTGATAAAAAAAGTATAAATGAACTTTTCGCGACCAAGAACGCCCCTACTCAAGTCATTTCCATCTTCCCACGTATACCTATCTCCCCTAAAATCATTAACAACGTTCTTCATATAATTTTTTAAATGAGGTGCGTAGAATTTTTCAAATACATAATCAATGTCATCAGCATGAAACACTATTCCATTTTTTTCGTCAAATATTTCTAGGGGTGTTTTTCCCACAGCATATTTCGCAAGGGTTTCAACATCTTTAGACTCAGGCCAAGAACCAATTATTGTGGATTTCGCAAATTTAATAAGGAAACGGTCTTGGACTTCACTTCGGTTGCTTGGAAAATGTCTTTGCTCATAAAGCAGTTGAACGGTACTCATCGTTAATTGTGCGTTTGGCATAAGACCCCCAAATTCCATATAATCGTATATTTCTTCGTAGTCTCCGCTAAAAATATTCTCCATCCCTTTAATCTCCGACGGAACCGATTTATTAAATTGATAACCCCTCATGCGTCCCGTTGGGGTATAATATCCCGGTAAGCCGGAAACGACAGCAGTATTTAACATATTATATACGGGTGTCGAAATTCCTCTAGACTTTATCTGTTTTAAACTCAACGGGCGAGAAAATCCCCTTACCCTAAAATAAGAACCCACTAGGTCTAAAAAAGCCTCTCTAATATCTGTAAAAACGGTTTCATCTAACGGTACTGCGGTTTCATTTATGGCTTCTAGCGCGCTATTTTCTAAATCCGATGCGGAATCAATAAACTCCGATAATTTTTTTTCGCCACGTTCACCATCGGATAATAGTACATCATGCAAGTGAATATCAACAGACATCGGTTCCATTTTTTGTGCATCTAAATTATAAGGAACCTTCCTTTTTCCTCTCCTGTATATGAATTTTCTAAATTTAGGAAGTAAGTCTTTTATAGCGTCGGCGGAAAAATATTTTTCAAAACCATTACTAAAAAAATCAGGAAGTTTTGTATTTTTGCTTTTAGTGTATCTGTCAAAGGTGGGCTTAAAGTTATACTTGACAGTAAATAGTGGACTCTTCAGGTCTTCTACCTCTTGAAACAATTTTTCCGAAGACAGTACATCTTTATTTGGTACAAAAATAATCTCAAAGTTTCTAATATCAACTTTCTCTTCCTCATTTATTTTTTTAGCAAAAGATTTAATTTGTTCACCAATTTCTTTAATAAAAGAATCATCTATTGCAGCACCGCTCGTTTTTAATTCCCTAAGAGTTATCTTCGCAGAACTACCAATACCCCTTTTTGAAGTTTTGAACCCTAAATTTTTTACGATATTATAGGGAAATGATAATTTAAATTCGATTCTCATTAAGTCAAAGGAATAGGTGTTTCCCCCTCTAAGTGTGTTAATGAGTTTGGGTTTAGAATTACTAATTTCATTATTCATCAAATAATAGTAGTCGGCGGGGTCAATGGTATAGAATAAAATATTTTCGTGGGCGGCTCCCCCCATCCCTATATTTATTAGTTCTCTATTTGTTTTTTCAAGATAAATATCATACTTATCCAATAACGCCCGTGCCTCTTCTTCCGACATTAAACCTTGACCCTTAATAATCATCACGGAATCCTCCTTTCTGTTCTGCTATCAACGTTATTATTTCCTGCCTCTTTGGGTAGACCACTAAATCTCTTCGGAGGACCCTTTTCCATAGTGGTTTCACCAGCAACTTGGGCCTTAGAGTTTCCGGTCATTAAAGCCTGTTCCTGTAATTGTCCTAATTGTGACTGGTCAATATTTGTTCCTGCGTAGGGGTCTGTTTCAATTTGCTTATTCTCGGACTCAACATCAACATCAATCAGTTCCTTAGCGGGGAACTTCTTAAACACGAAGTCTCCGTCCTCGTTCATATCAACCTCAAACCCTAGATTTTTCATTTGAATGGCTAATTGCATTTCCATTTCCCTTCTTCGCATTTCAGCCATTTCGTCTTCTTCTTCACTTCTCAATAACTGAACCTTCCAATCTGTGATACCAAACTGCGCCATCAAGAAAGGGAACATGTATTTGTTATACACGCTTTGAGCCTTTTCAATTGCTCGATTTGTCACTAAAATTTGCATACCTTCGTTGTTAAGACCGCCGCCAGTTGTAGTATCTCCAACGAAAACATTGCTTACCCCGTAGAAGGAAGAAACTCTCGTTCTTAAATCGTCCTTGACATTGATGTAATCCATTTCTTTAATTGTGTTCGTAAAAGGAACCCATTCAACAGAACCTCTAGAACCACCATCGGTTTCAATACCCATAATTGGGGTGTAGTGGGGGTCTCTTTCTAACTTCTCCTTTACACCCTTCCAATACTTCACTAAGGATTCCATGTTATTTGTTTGCACGGCTAGAATACCTCTTGGCGTTCTAGCCTTTGTGTAAAGGGTACTAATATAACTCTCCATAGCGGAAAGAGTAAATATGTGATTAAATAGTGTAATAACGGGTGGGTGTCCGTAAAGCCTTGAAGGTGAATATTTACTAAAATGAACCACCTCTCCGACGATGTAGTTTTGTTCATTTCCGCCGGATTTGTTCACAAATTCAATCGGATGCATACAACCCCCACATAAGCCACATTTATCATATTTGTCTTCACTAATGAAGTCTCTATGTGTAATACAGGTATACCGAGAATGCCCTCGGTCTCCGTCTTCGTCCACTTCAATATGAATCGTTGTTGGGTCGCCACGATAAATTTCGTTAATCTTAGACATAACAATTTGTCCAGCCTTGTCCAAATAATAATCTTTAACCAAAATTAAATACGCATCATCTATAATATTCATGTCTGTTTCTAATTCCTTTAACACGTCAATAAACATTTGATGTGAAGAGTTAATGTAGCCCTCAAAGAAATCGTGTGCGTATTTCTTTTGAGATAGGTCGGGTCTTTTTAAGTCGGTTGAACCACAATTAACGCATTGTTCTACATTCTTATGGTGTTCGTGTCCGCAGTTATTACACTTTAAATCAAAGGCCTTAACCCATTCATAACCTCGGCGGAAAATTTCCGTTTTCAATTGAACTAGGCAAGTCCTAACAACAGTTGAGTTCTGCGCCATTTGATAAAGGTATTTTCCAGCGTAGTGCTGTGGAAGTCTGCGCTCTTGAATACCCATATTATAGACTTCATCGTTGGACGGAGTAGGGGTTCTCCTACGAATTAAGTTTCTAAGACTATCTCGTAATCCCATGATTATTCCTCCTTAACGATGGAGTCGCTGGTATTCATATAGTCCCAACGGGAGTTCTCCCTGTATTTGATGATGTCCTCTTCTTGTATATTATACTTTTGCAGTTCAATTTTGTTTGCCGCATCCTTCCAATTTTCCCATTTGATGAGTTTGAAAATTTCTTGAAGGCGAGGCTTGGCCCAATCTTCCTTTCGGAATTTCTGTTTAATCATAATCGCTTCTTGAATTAACCTGCCCTGCTCCTTCTTCATTCGGAGGTGGGGAATGGTTTTATCTAGCAGTTTGGTAATATCCCCTTGACTATAAAAATTTAATCGGTGCTGGCTTCGGTTATTTTCTCCAACCTTTTGGTCAAGGTGTAAGCGTCCGATTTTTAATTGGTTTTCCATCTCCTTGAAAAAGGCCTTGCCTCGGTCGCCAGTAGCAATCATACCAACACGGGGGGCGTATTTTGCATCCATTGTGATGTAGCCGTCTGAATCAATGAACCCAGCAACATAGGAATATAGGTCCTTTTTAATGGCATCACTAAAAATATAATATTCACCACTAACATTAATTGCTTGAACTTTCTTGAGCATTTTTGAAATTGTTTGTGGTGTCGTTGAGCGATGATAAGTTGGGGGTAAAAGAGAATGAATAGTATTGCTGGTAATACCCGGATTATTACAAATGGTCTTAACTAACATGTCCTCTAGAACCTGTTGACGAGGCTTTCTAATTGACTGATGGGAAATTTCCTTTAGTATACTCTTGATTTCTTTCTTGGAAGACTTAAGTTTAATTACGGCTGAGTTGTATTGCTCCCCGTAATCAAGCGATGATTTTTCAATATCAGCCTCCCACATTTTTACCAAGTTATCAATAATTTTTTGACGAGTCTCGCCGTCCTTGATATGATAGAACTTCTTCATCATTTTGATGTTAGGGGTAAGCATTCTCACGGACTTCTTAAATGGTTGAAGCCAATAAACAGAATCCAGCGACTTATCTAAATGCTCGGTATAAGCCTTAATCAAATGGTTGATAGTGGAAGCCATTTTTTCTCTCGGCTTACCCTTTAGGGTTCTTCTCATGTAGCGAAGTTCCTTTACTACTTCGGGGACGGTTTTTTCCTCAATGAGAAGTTCCTCCGGCATTTTGGAAATATGTTCTCTAGCGTCGGTGAAATTAATTTTTAAATTTGCTGAAATGTCTTTAATTACTTCTGTTTCATCGTGGCATTGGTATCGTAGCCAAGAACGCATAAACGCATCGGAGTCTTTGTTTGCAGTAGAAAGTAATTCTTGTTCCTTTTCATCCTTAACTCGCTTTGCTTCCTCAAGTTCTTCTAGTTTTGCTCTTAGTTCTTCCGTGTTAATTTCTTCTTTGTTAATAATTAATTCCAAAAATACCACCCCCTAGGTTCATGGTTGGGCCTGTGCTGGCGAAGATGCCCTCGTCTTCTATTTCAATAAATGTATCGGTGAATGTTTTTGTAGCGTAATTAGCCAAAGCCAATCCAATGACTGTATCGTCGTGTGCGCCTAACCCTTCAATTCTTCCACTATTTCCAATACCAAAGGCCTCCAACTCTTGAATGATTACGTTAGAAACCTTTCTATCCTCGTCGTTTTGATATGGAAGAAGAATTTTATTATTCTCAAAGTTCATCTGTAAGTTAAGGATAATTTCTTCCTTCTTTTTTCTACTCATGGTGAACTCCTTAACGGGAAAGTCGGAAATATCTCGGAGTTCCATAGCGAAGGATTTGGCGAAGGTATTTGTTTCAATCATCACAATTTCCGGTGAGAACCTTTGGCATAAATCGGAAATGCGGGTAATGTGTGAACGGAAGTCCATGTTCTTTTCCCGAACCATGTGAACGACCTTTTTATTCAAGTCTTCGTCCACCTCAAGAACAAGCATGACGGTGTAGTCTCCATTAATGCTCATAGATGGGTCGTACCCTATGTAGTATTTAAAAGCCTCGTTGTTTGCGTGGTATTGTAGGGAAGAAGTGCGGTCTTTTGCTTTCTCCACATGTTCTTTTCCAAACAACATAGTGTTAGAAGAAATAGGAATACAAAGGTATTCTCTTGTGAATTTAGAGGAACCGATTTCTCTTCTGCGGCGGTCCAATGAGTCAATATCCCAACGGGAGGGCCAAAGTGCTTCACCTGCTTGATTAATGGCCGGATAACGCTTTACATCATACTCGGTGTTTTCCTCCAATTCAGCGAATATATCCGTGTAGGTGAAGGGTGTTCCAATCATTCTCAAAGAAGAGGTGTGGTGGAGGGTAGGAATCATATCTCCCCAAAACCAATCTGCTACTCGCTGAATGGCGGTCATAGAGAACTCCTTCATCGGGTCATCAATGATAATTTCATCGGGGTGAAGTCCTCGGATTTGAGAACCAACCGACCTTTCAACGATGCGGTTCCCATTAGTTAGTTCCATTCGGCCAACGGCCCAACCCTGTTTAGGTTTAAACTTCTTTAAGGCGGGAATCGTAGAAAACATTCTATCAATGTCTTTCATGTGAACCATTGTTTGTTTTTGGTTAGAAGAGATGTAAATAATTTCGTATGGGGGTTCTTGGAAACATAATTGAAATATACACCACGAGTGGAAAAAAACTGATTTACCGTGGTCCCGTGAACAAATCGTAACGGTGCGTTGGGTGGATTGAACACGCTCAAGCCATTCCCTGTGGAACGGAGCCATTTCAAAACCTAGAACTCTAGTGAAGAAATATTCAAAGTTGCCTTTGGAGGCTTTCATGTCCATCTCGGTTAGTAGGTCCATTATTCTCCCCTCTCCTTTTTACGCCTATAATTTTCTCTTTTTTGCCGATTTCTTTTTTCTCTAAATTCGGGGTCATTAACAAGCCTTTCTCTTAAATATTCTCTATTTCTACGCCTTTCTTTTTCTCTAAATTCGGGGTCATTAGCAAACCTTTCTCTTCTTTGAAGACTTCTTTTTTCTCTAAATTCGGGGTCAGCCTTTCTTTTTCTGTCTCTTTCTCTTTGTCTTTCTCTAACTTCGGGGTTATTAGCATACCTTTCTCTATCTTTGCGATTCTTATTTTCTCTAAGTTCGGGGTTATTAGCATACATTTTTCTTTGTTTCTGTTTTTGTCTTTCTATATTATAGTTTGAATTTATTTCTTCCAATCTTTCTAATAATTTTTCATATTGTTTTGATTCTACCAAATTTATAAGTTCTTTAAATTCATTTTCAGTAATAAATTCTGTTAATTTACCCTGACTAAGCCCTTGTCTTAAACTTTTAGAGGGAGTTAACATTTTAGCATCTGCTGTTGGAATACCAAATACCTCTACAAGAAACCTTTCAAAATCACTCGTCTTCAAAATTTCCCAAGCCTTTTTCATAGAATTAACAGTCATAATAACACCCTAGCGAAAAAGCCCTCTAACCTTGTAAATAACATTTTTACTTACACCTAATTGAACCGATAACTCATCAAAGGATTTATTTTGGGAATTAAGAATAGTTTCCATGTCCTTTACGTAAAGGTCTACCCTGTCTTCTTTTCTAATTAAATCCGAAACAGTATGCACATCATCAATATTAGCCAAATCCAAATGCGCCCTATAAACAGAAAGACCGTTTGTCCTTCTCATAATATCCACGGCTTTCAATAGAGAGTTTTCTATGTCGTCCGAATCACCCGTGTTAAGAATATCTCTTAGGAAGTTTCCGGTAATTTTTCTTTTGATGCTACCAACAATAGAGGTTTCCTCATCGGATAGACTTTCCAAGAAATCTTCATTTTCTAACTCCGGTAGAATATTTATGTGTTCGTCTTTGATTTCGGCGTTGGCGTATTCCTGAATCTGCTTACCCGAAAAGGTTAACTGTGTTGCTCTTTCTAAATTTTGCATAGCGGCAAACTCATAAATAATTCTACCCAGCGACTCGGTGATTTCATTCTCTAGTGTAGTTCTGTCGGCTCTAGTAGCACCTAACGACAGATTCATTAGAAGAAAGGCTTGGACGCTATTTTCCGACTGTTTAATTAATCCTCTAATATCAGCCGTAGCCCCCTTCCTTAGTCTGCTAAAAAGACTATTTAGTGATTCCAATTCGGACAAATCAACGGCGGTGAACGGATATTTTGCTACCTGTTGAGAAAGGACGGAACCTTTCTTTTTCTTAGCGGCCCCGTAAGCAGACTTAAAAGAAACAAATGCACCGCTTTTGATATACGAAGGATAGTCCCTGTTGAAGAAATAACGATAGTCTACATCTGTAATGAACATTTTGTATACGAATTCTAAGAATGGACCAAAGTTATTTTCTCTAATCGCAGAAAGAGAACCCGGCATACTTGGGTATCTAGCCCCTAGAGCGGCTGATTGACCACTACCGGTAGTTCCTCCCTTGGGAATATTCTGCACGAACTTTTTCTTTCTACCTTCCACGACAGTTCTATTAATGGTTTGTAGTAGGCCAATCATCTCGGAGTTTATTTTATCCATTAACATTGAGTAAGAAGTTTCAATGGGTTCTTGAGTTAGGGTAAAATTAATTAGATGCGTATTTTCCCCCATTTCCATTCCCGATAGTTTTTCTTGAAGTTGTAGTTTTCTGTTAACTTCTTCAAAGTCAATATCACCGAAGGCTTGACTTCCCTCTTGTTTGTCGGGAATTTTAATTATTTCTACCTTGTAATAAGAAAAGGTGAAGCCCCCAGCGATAGGAACACGGGACATTTCCGATGCGTGGTTATCAAGCATCGGCAAAAAGTAAGATTCCTTGTTATCCACCAAAGAAACATAGTCGTCTATTGCGTCTTCTACTGCCGACGATAAATAGTCAAGCGAGGTTG